AATATGCTCTTAATAGCCTTTCCAGCGATATTTGCTGCAATAGTAACACCTTTTAGTCCCTTTGTCAAAAGAAGGAATCCTTTGTGACCATCAAGTATTTTTTTATTTATATCATCGAAAGCACCAGCGACTCTTGCAATATTCTCCAAATCTTCCTTAGAATATGCTCTAACCCCACTTCTTTCTCCTTTCAAAAGGTACTTTCCTTCATTATCTCTTCCTTGATATTCAAAACCTATTCCTTGTAGGCTCTTCATCATTTTGGAAGTTCTGATTTCATATTCCTCTGCCTTTTCAAACAATGAGTTCCACCAGCCTCCAACTTTATCGAAAAATTTTTCGGCTGGTTTCAATGCAACATTGAACATCTTGCCCATTCCCTCATCCTTCTGCATCTGAAGTTTGAGTTTCTCAAGACCCTGCATTGCAAGTGTGAGGGCAGCGAACTTCTGCATGGTATCGTTAAACTCGGTATCATCTATCCCGAATAATTTCGAAAAGCCCACTCCAATGCTTCCTAATGCAGTGAAACCTTCCATTGTGTCAAGAATATTATCCATCATGACAGAAGACTTGCTGGTGTCCTGTAATGTCGAATTGACTTGTTTGACAGCATTATTCAGGTCTTTGTATTCCTGTGTGTTCTGCTGACCGTTCAGAGCCATTGATTTCAACTCGTTGTTCAGGGTTCTCGATGCTTCCCTTGCGCTGTTGAACGTCCTTTCAACACCACCAACGGAGATAGTGACCTTCTGCATACCTTCAGCAACACCGTTGGCATAATTTCCCACGTTGCGCCCGAACTGTCCATAGCCCTTCTCAATCTGCAATAGTTTTGCATTAAGGTCATTGGCTTGTTTCTGCATCTGCTTGAACTTGTCAGAGTCAACATCAACAACCTGCATAGCCATTTTAATGTCCCTCAACTGGGCTTTCATGCCAGCCATTGTATTGGTGTCATTTATACCCTGTTTCAGGTTTGTCTCTGCTGCAATAGCCTTTGCTATTTGCTGGTATTCCTTTAACTCTTCCTTAGCATGAAGCAATTCCTGATATTCCTTCTTCTCAGTGTCGGCAACCTTCTTGTGAAGTTGGTCAATCTTCTTGAGCAATGCCTCTTCCTGCTTCAATTCCTTTGCAGCAGAGCCGTTTACTCCACCAGAGGCTGATATATTGATGTTCTTGCTTTTAAGGGCATCAATTCTCTTCTCCAAGGCATCAAGTTGCTTGTTAAGGCTATCAACGGCACTGACAGATTCCTGTATACCATTTATGACTATTTCATAAGTTTTCTTTCCGTTTGCCATTTTAGTCTACTTTCTTGTTTTTTAATTTTATTGACTATATATTTGTACTAAATTAAACATATGTGATTATGGGAAAAAGAAAAAGTCATAAGGGCTACATATGGTCATATGAACCACTGTAGCCCTTTCTTTTAACTAACCTTCTTTATCATTTTAAGCTTTGCAGCATTATAACCAGTACAATCATAACCAATAATCTCTGCAACAAGGTACAAATCCTTATCGAAATGTACCATTGCACCGTTTTTGAGGTCGTTGTATTCCTGTGGGTTGAGATATGCCTCCACCTCCACATAGTTGCTTGCAAGGTATGCTTTTGTGTTGAAATATCTCAGAAGGCTCTTCTCAGTGGTCTTGTATGAGAGATTAAGACCGTTCTCGTTCTCGTTTACAGGAATGTATATCTGTATTCTCTCTGATGGCTGTGAATCAAGCCATACAAATGCAGTGTCATAGACAGGTCTGAACCAGAACCTTTGCGATAATGAGTAGCCATCATGCTGCATGGACTCATCATAGTCATAACCGTCAATCATATATGTGAATTTTGACAGTACTGGTATTCTCAGGTTGTGCTGGTTTTCGCTCTCCGTGTTGTTCTGGTCTACTTCCTTCCAGACGAAGTTATCATACCATGTATATGAGAATGGAAGCGTTATATCTGATGTCTCAGTCACATATGTATCATCGTTAAGCACTATGGTGCTGTAACCCCTGTCTGCATAGTCCTTCCAGTCTGGCTGGTTAAGCATTGACTGTGGCTGTACCGACCTTTCAAAGCCCCATTCATCTTCATCTATCTTGTATTGAACTGACATTGACTTTGGGTATTCAATTGCCTCACTGATTGCGCCATTGGCTGTGTTAACCCTATTGTCAAGTTCCACTGCATATGTGTTGTATTGTGGCTGGTTTTTGACACTATCAATCCAGATATTTTTTCCATCCTGTCTTATTTGCAGGTTGAAAGCCTTTTGCACACCGTCTATGAATGAAGATATTGTCGTTTCCTTATTCAGGAAGTTTGTCACTCTAAGGTCATAGTCAAACTGTGACGGTGATGTGTAGTTGTAACCCTGATACCTCAGGAATGCCATAGAATTTGGCGATGCAGCCTCTATTTTTAGCTGTATTGTGTTATTTGTCGAGTAGTTGACAGATGTACCAGCCGTGTTATTATAAGCCCTCTGAATGGCAAATAACTCAAGAACATCGTCCTTGTTGAGCCATACCATACATGACAGTGTTCCGTCCATTGATGTCTGGTTGACGTTAAGTGAAAGCACTGGTGCGTTTGTCCAACTGTTATAACCATAGTCGCTGTTCTTGTAGACTGTCGTTCCACTCTCAACAACCATCTTCTTGTAGCCTACAGCCTCGCCTGTTCCATAGTAACCAGTCTTATAGCCACAGTTATAGAAGGCGAAATTCTCAATTGATGATGATTTTGACCATGAATAGCCGTTCTTCATGACACTTCCAGTTCCTCCGAGGAATGATGAGAAGCCACATATGAAATTATCTGATACTGCTTGGTCGAATCCCATTATTTCACCGTCCATTGGCACATATCCAAGCACTGTGTTTGTGTAGTTTCTTGGTGTGGTGGTGTTTGTAGTGCCTCCTCGTCTGTTGCCAAATCCAGTGTTGCCTCCACCACCACTTCTTGAGCCTCCAGCAGTTGATGTATTTCCAGTTGAAGCACCTCCAAAGTTGCCGTTTCCCCTTCTTGATGTCGATTTCACCGTCAGGTCGTTTGCCTTTGTTGGCTGTATTGATGAATATGGGTCTTCATGAGGGAAACAGGTGTCCCAATTCCTGATGTTCGACTGTCCGTTATAGTTTGTAACCTGTGTCGGGTTTCCGTTGATGTATTCCTTGTTATGCTTTCCCTTGATGAGTTCACAGTTGTCATTATAGTTCCTTACCAATTGTATCTCAATAGGTGTGCTTTCAAGTAATGAGGGTGTTATTGTGAAGTTCTTCTGCTCAATGTCGTTTCCAGAACCTCCGTTTGTAATAACGTTCTGCATGACTGTCAGGTTTCCAGTGGTTGTAAGCCTTGAAGATACCTGCAAGTCAATCTTGTAGAAACCGTCAGCAGGAATGACGATGAGTTTTTCATTTGGGTCATACATATATGTGTCGTTGATTGACGTTGACCCACTCTTGAGAATGTCATATACCTTGATGTTCTGCCAGTTCCATGCCTCTACAGTCTTGTCGTTGGTCTGCCCTCCGAAGTGTCCCCTTGCGTTATATACATTGAAATATGGAAACTCAAGTTCCTGTTCATAGCCGTTTCCGCTTGTTGTCATGGTTGTTGCCAGTTGAACCTTTCCAAATCTTGGGTTACCAAGGTTGTATGTTGGAATTTGCTCTGATGCAAGGTTCGTGGACATGAAAACCTCTGATAATATTGGGTCTGTGAAGGTGTCACCATGAACGGTGTAGCCCTTCCACTCGAAAGCCTTCTTGACGGTCTCCATCATGTTCAATGAAGGGTAGAAACTCTCAACCCACCACTTATTATACTTGTCTATATCGAACTTGCTGGTGTATGTGTTTGCAACCTCGTCCTTTGCCACTGGCTCCTTCTGGAATGCACCATATGAGACAAGTGGGAATGTCACCTTCGATGTGTTGTCGGCATTCATGGAGTTGATTGTGGCTGCACCGTCGAATGGCACAAACCAAGGAATCTCTGTCAGCTTTGAATCACCGAATATCTCGTCAATGCTATTCATCTTCACCTGAACAAGGTTCACATTATATTGCTTTCCCTCATGTCCCTTCACAACAAGACTTCCATGAAATATCTCCTTACCATCTGCATATACCTGTGCATTATACCTCACATTGAACTTGTTGAGTTTTGAGAGGTTGTTTGCATAGTTTAGAATCCTGTCATTCTTAGGTGTGGAAGGTAGCTTGAATGAGAATGAGTAGTCAGCCTGTGTGGAAGCCACTCTTTCAGGGTTGAACAGCACATTGTTCAGCCTGAGATTGATGCTTTTCTGGTCTTCCAGTTCCAGTTTTTCACCATTCACATAGATTTCTATTAGATGTTCTCTGTATATCATCTTTTTAGTTATTTTCTTGTTTTTTAAAATAATTTTTAATATTTTTGCAAAAAGCAACTCATTTATAAACTAATCTAAAATAAACATATCTATGAGAGTGATTTGGAGAGATATTAGGGGTTATGAAGGTAAATACCAAGTTAGTAATTTAGGCAATGTAAGGAGTTTGAATTACAGAAATACAAAAAGAATTAATCTATTAAAACCAAATAAAGTTGGTAAGGGTTATAGACGTTTTGACCTATGTAAGGATGGTGTATACACATATCATTATGCTCATCAACTTGTATGGGAAACTTTCGTTGGTGAAATACCAGAAGGTCTTGAAATTGACCATATTATTCCTGTATCGGATGGTGGTAGTGATGAATTAGCAAATTTAAGACTTGTAACAAGGGAAGGAAATATGCACAACGAAAGTACCTACAAGAAATACTTTGTTCCTTGTAGCGAGTCCAAAAAAGAATCAATCAGAAAAACAAGCAAGGGAAAACACTATTCTCCAAGCACAGAATTTAAAAATGGAGAAATTAGCCGTTTTAAAAACAAACATCACACAGAAGAAGCCAAGAAAAAAATATCTAAAAAACACAATAAAGAGGTTCACCAATATACACTCGAAGGAATATTGGTGAACACATATAGAAGTTGTAAAGAAGCAGCGGAAAAAAATGGTTTTTCATTATGTGGAATTTCCGCTTGCGCTACAAATAGAATACCACACTATAAGAAGTTTATATGGCGTTATACAAGGCTGGGCGATTGAGAATATCTGTATTGAATTGTTGCCTCATATACATTATTTTGATTTACCTCGTCAACGCTTACACTTTCGAGTATGATTGCATAGGACTCACCGTTGATGACAGTCCATACCTCAGGACTTTGGATAAGGTCATTGAAGACATATTTGCCATCATTTTCGAACAAATGTGACTTTAATGTGACCTTATACTCTACATCGTTGTCATATATCTTGTCAAGTTCGTTTTTAGGGTCAACATAATAGTCATAAATGTTCTTCTGATATGTTGACAGTTCAAAGTCCCTTGTCTCGCTTCTCTGTCCAGTGAAATCGAAGAATGAGATTCCACCATATGAATTTCTCCAGCATACCCTCTGTGAGTATTCCGTTGCATGCAATGGCTTTATTACATTAAACCTGACAAGGATAGTACCATATGTTACATCGATATAGTATGATGTGTTGAATATGCTTGGAATCAGGTCAATGTTGTAGTCTATGAGGTTCTTTGATGAATCATGGCTCTCCCATCTCAATGTCTGTGTATAGGTTGTGTTATATGCACTGTCCTTATACTCAACCGTTATGTTCATACCGCCACTATTTCCCTTGTAGAATGAGATTGGAATGGAAGGTTCATAGATATACAGGACGGTGTTGTTCTCTGCCTCCTTTGGTGTTCCCCTGAAGAAGTTCTGTGCAATCTGCATAGATTCATTGATAAGATATTTTGCACCCTGATTGACCATATAACCCACACTGACATAGTTGCCTGATATGGTTCCAAGTTGTGATATTACACCGTCCCTTTCAAGACCTCCAACGCTCCTTATCTCCATTGAATATGGAACGGCACTTCCAATCTGTGCAAAGGTTGTCAGGACTGGTGAAAGGTCGAAAGCACACTCACCGTTGTAAACATTTTTCTCAAGTGTCGTTATGTAGTCATTATCCCATCCAGCATAGATGTCAACGTCAATCTTGCTCTGGTAGAGCTGTGCATTGGTGCTTCCGTCTGTGCTGTCAACTGTCATGTAATTAGATGTGATATTCGTGTTAAAATAATTTGCAAAGCCTAATGTAAACATTTCTCCCACAATCTTATTTGTTATGATGACTGTGCTTCCGCTTATCTGAACATTATAGTTTGCAGATATGGTGGGGCAGTTCCTCAATGCCCTTGCAATGCTATATGCTGTGTCGTTTGCCGATGGCATGACCACAAAGAGTTTGTTGATGGCTCCAGCTGGGTCTATGACGTTTGTAATTGTCTCCCCAATGAAGGTTATCTTCCATTGTCCATCAGTGGTTGTTGCGCCATACATGGAATTTGTCATAGCAAGCCTCACAGTTGCCTTTGTACCATAGTTATCCTCCGTTATCTTCAAGATATTTGGAATATCAGTAAAACAAATTATGTTCGAAGGGTTCTGGACATTATTATATGTTATATTCATTCGTTGAAATATTTTTCTAAATCGCTTATTATTAGTTCAAAGACTTTATCTGCCCATTTGTCAAAAAAATCGTCAAGAAACGGCAAAACAACAGATGGGTCATCCTCTGGGTCATAGTTGATGAATGGTCTTGCTGCTATCTGTCTGCCCTCAATGAGCATTCTTCTGTATAAGTACCAGACAATCTGATTCTCTGTCATATTCCCAAGTCTTATTCCCTTTCTTCTAACCCAATCTGTGACGTTCTGTATGAAAAG